TAGTCTGCTCTGTCTTTCTGTAAAGAAACTTCTTCTGGTCTCCAGAAGTATCCTAGTTGAGACTGAGTAAGTCTATCAAATACTGGATACTTATATGAATCATATCTTTGAACACCTAATGGTTGTCCAAAGAACATGGGTTGTTTTTTTGTGTCTACTTTGTTTGTGTTAAATACTGTCATTCCTTTTACTTCAGACTTTGCAACTGTCACAATCTTCTTCCTCCGTAGTGAGTAATTCGTTAATTAAATTGTCTACATTATCAGAAGTTTCATCACCATCTTTTTTAGCATCATATGTATTTTGGTAGTAAGATGTCTTCCAACCATACTTATAAGTTGTAAGTAAGTCGTTTGCCATCACACTAACAGGCACTTCATTATCAGGATAGTTCTCTGGATTGTAACTCCAGTTACCACTGATTGCCTGATCAAAGAACTTCTGCATTACTGCAGATACTTTGATGTATCCTTCGTTGTTTGGCATGTCCCAAAGGAGAGTATAGTTATTCTTAAGCGTTTGATAAGATGGAACAATTTGCTTAAGGGGTCCCTTCTTGGATTTTTTAACGGACAAGTAGTCTCTAGGAGGTTCAATTCCATTTGTTGCGTTAGACACAACGGAACTGCTCTCCGAAGGCATTTGTGCGGACAACGTGCTGTGCCTGAGTCCGTACTCAAGTATTCGTCCTCGTAAAAATTCCCAATCACAGGAAAGGTCATTTGGTATGATTTCATCTACGTCCTTCTTATATGTATCGATAGGAAGAATTCCGTCAGCATATTTTGTCTTACCAAAATAACCGCAAGGACCTTTCTCCATTGCCATACGATTGGACGCTGTTAGAAGGGCAAATTGGAACCTCTCAGTAAGCTTATGAACGAGATCAAATGCTTTTACTGAATCATACTTAGCACCATTCTTAGCAAGATAATGTGCAAGTCCAATATAACCTATACCAAGTGACCTTCTATTAAGAGTACTTTGTTTAGCAGCATTAACAGGATAGTGTTGGTAATCAATTAGTGCATCCAATCCTCTGACTGCTAGTTCACATAGTTCATCAATCTCTTCTAATTTATTGATCTTACCTACGTTGATAGCAGATAGAATACACAAAGCAATCTCACCTGCACCATCAATGTGTTGAATAGGATCTGTAGGTAGAGTAATCTCTTGACAGAGGTTACTCATACTTACCTTATCTTTGAAAGAGGAGTGATCATTACAATGATCTATATTCATGATGTAAAGACGACCAGTCTCTGCTCTTTCCTTAAGTAAATCTAAAATTAATTTCTGTGCACCTATAGTTTTCTTAGGAATTTCTTCATTCTTTTCATAAGATTCATATAGTTCATCAAATTTATCTGTGCCGAAAGCATCAAACAAATCTGGAACATCATGTGGGGAGAACAATGTGATCTCTCCATCTGCAATGAACCTTGCATAGAATATTTTACTAAGTTGAATACTATAGTCTAGTTTTCTGACTCGGTTGTCTTCTGTTCCTTTGTTGTTTTTGAGGACGATGATGTCTTCGATTTCCTGATGCCAGATAGGAAAGTGGACAGTGGCCGACCCTCCTCTGATACCGTTTTGAGTACAGCATCTAACAGTACTCTCGAACTTTTTAAGGAAGGGGACAACACCTGTGTGTTGAACTTCTCCACCCCTGATCTTACTGTTGATCCCCCTGATCCTACCAGCGTTGATGCCAATACCAGCCCTCTGTGCGACGTATTTGCCAATAGCCATATCAGAGCTAAAGATACTATCGAGGGTGTCATCAATATCAACCAGAACACAAGATGCAAATTGACGAATGGGTGTTCTGACACCTCCCATGATTGGTGTTGGGATGTTGAGTCGGTGCTTTGAGATTGCGTCATAATACTTTTTAACGTACTCCAGTCGGTAGAATTTGTCGTCGGATTGAAAGAGGGTTGCTGCCACCATCATATACATGAACTGAGGAGTCTCGTATATAATTCCTGTGGAACGATCTTGTACAAGATATTTATCTGCTACCTGTCGAATACCTGCATATGTAAACAGGTAATCACGATCATGATCGATGTAACTATTGAGTTTATCCCACTCTTCTAGACTATATTCATTTACAATAACTGGATCGTAAATACCAGATTGAATACAGCGATCTACATGTGCTCTGAGATGAGGATGTGAATCTGGATGCTCACCATATACAGACTTACGGAGACTGAATAGAAGTAATCTAGCAGCAACGTATTGGTAGTTAGGTGATTCTAAAGAAATCAAATCGTTTGCAGAACGAATAAGAATTTCTTGAATATCAGAGGTTTTAATACCATCAAAGAATTGCAACCCACTATTCACTTCAACATGGGACTCAGAGACACCTGCGAGACCTTCGCAAGCGAGTTCTACCATGCGATGAACCTTATCAAGGTCAAGAGGTGTTTTAGTTCCGTCTCTTTTAATGACGTTGATTTCGTTAGGGGTCATACCTTTTTCCATTCGGTTAATTTTACTTGGGCTTCAAGACCATCATAGGTATTGAATTCTACCAGACTTTGCACATCGTGTCCAGTTACATACATGTCATTCAAATCTTTTTCTTTTAAGTTAGGTGGCCAAATTACTGCGTCATATCCTTTTTGGATTGCACGCATCATGCGATCTACAATTTCTTTGTTCCTTTTTTCATTGTCAAAAACAAATACAACATCTTTACCATCAAGCAAGTCCCAATCAATGTCAGCACCTGCCATGGCAATAGCGTTATCTATAAACAGACTATCAAACGGTCCTTCCGTTACATAAACTGTCTTGTTAAAGTCAACTGTATTAAGTCCAAATACTTTAGATCTGTCTTCGTCAAGCATGATAGTTATGTATCTCATTCTATCATTCAAACCATAAGATCTACCTTGAAATCCAAACCATTCTCCCTTGTCATCAATGAAGGGTAGGATAATTCTAGGGTGATCTTTCTTGACATTTTCAAATGTAGGTTTTTGTGTGTTAACCCAAGTACAAAACTCTTCTGCGTGATAAAGCTCAGTGAAACATTCCTGAGGTATTTTGCGTTCGAGAAGATATCTGACTGCAGGGTGCGTTCTATTTAGATCAGCAATACTTTGCACTTCTAAATTTTTCTTGAACTTAGGTTTTTCTGTTTTGAAAACTGGATCAGCAACATTTCTGCCCTTACCAGTAAGACCAGATTTGTATCTTTCCATGACGTATTCGTCATAGATATCACTGCATTGATCCTTTAGAAAGTTACCAAAAGATCTACCTACACCACAGTTGTGACACTTATAAACTAAACCACTCTTCTTTGTAAAGAAATATCCTCTGGATTTATTTCGATGCTTCTGTGAGTCACCACAGTAAGGACACCTAAAATTGTACACACCATCTCGTACCTGCTTGAACTTATCAAGTCTTGCAGATATTAGATTAACGTATAACTTGTCAATCACTCAAGGAGTTTAGATTATTGCTTCTCTATAATACTACTTTGTGTGTTCCCTGTCAACATGGGTGTTACGATTTTTTGTCCGATTGGACTAACGAGGAAAGATATAACAGCAAGAGCACCAAAAATAGACCACATTTTCTTTTCCATCGTCCGAAGACGGTCATCGACTTTTCGGATGTCTCTCTCACATCCTTTCTTAATTGCTTCTGTTTCTCTGTTGACATCTGCGTGTAACCTATCTATTTTCTCAAATAAAACCTCATCAATTTTGTCTTGTTTGTCTAACTTCTCGTTATGTACAGCAAGAATCTGACCCATCTTGACGGAATTGTCTTGAAGAGTATCCACGACCTTCTCAAGTCTTTCTAATATTGCTGAATTTATATCCGACATTACTTGGTCGCGTCTAACTCTGCTCCGACCCTAGCCTTCTTCTTCAACTGCTGTGTCTTCAACTGTAGTTGCTTTTGAAGTTCTTGTTTTTTCAACATGACTTTCTTCTTCATGTTCTGAATCTTCTGTTGATTCATTTGATTCTTGATCTGAGTATCTTGTGCTTCAGATACGTTACGCATATGCTTCATGCGTTTATCCATAAAGAATTTACCAGCATTACCAGGCATAATACGTTCAATGTTAATACCTGACCTGTACTTAGGCATGATAGTCATTCTTAATTTCATCCTCAGTTCTGCAGGACTATTAGCATAGACTATAGTTTCTCCTACTTCTGGAACATTAACTTTATACTGAAATAATCTAGATGGTCTCTGACTATCACGAGGACATGTAGTAGATTCTTTTATCTTCTTCTTTCTCTTCAATACCTTACCACGAAACTTGATGACAGGATCAAATCCCGCATTCGGACCTGTGGCAGCAGCACTCCCACTAAATCCTCCAGCACCAGCAGTCATCATTTCTTCGTTCATTAGATGTTTCTTAATTCGTGTTCTAAATCTTGATCTGTTTCCAATGCAGGAAGCATTCCTACTGGGTATTTATTCAAATAGATAAGTATAGTTTTCAATACACTCCAGTATTCCCTCTCAAGTTTATAAAACAAGAGTGGAGTTGCAGCTTCACCAAAAACATTGTATAGAATAATCAGATGATTTATAACGAGATGGATCCTTAACGGACCTCTTCGCACATAACGTTTCAAGAGTCTTTTAAGATACTTGAAACGTTTTATGTCTTCATCAAAGTCATCGCGTGTAACGCAATGAGGATTTTCATAATGCTTAATGGCGAAAAGAATGTATGTTTCATCATTCAGTTCGTCAAACTTCATTTATTATGTTGTAGTAATTGTCTTGGTAGAACCAGAACCACCTGCACCGATAGTGTCGCCCAATACGAATACCTTATCAGATGCTGTTGATGTATTTGCATCAACGATTGTTCCAGAAATTGTCTGAGCACCAATAGTATGTACCTTACTTGCAGCAGCACATGTGAATGTAAATTCAACACGGTTTACGTCTGTCTGTGCAGCAGCAGTAGCAGTTATACTTGCACTGTCTGTAGTGTTAGTAACTACAAGAGTAGCACCGTTAGTTACATCAACGAGTTCGTTGTAGATAACGATTACTGTTCCAGTTGCAGAAGCAGCGTAAGTTGACTCCTCAAAGAACACAGCAGTAATGTCTGCATTACCAACAGTGTTGGTTCCTCTACTACCTGCACCAACTAGACCATCAACTGAGACTAAAATTTCATCCCAGAATGAGGTCTTTGCAGCATTTTTATAGTGACGAAGAACCCATCCGTCTGCTGTTGCGAAGATATTCTGAGGATCTACCCCACTACCTCGTACAGCCCACTTGGGTTTCGCTTCATCTGCGTCAGTTACACCGTAAAGTGCCATGTTCTTATGCTCCTAAGATCGTAAAATTCCTATTATTATTTATAAGAATAGGGGTCTCTGAGACCCCTTTAAAATCGCTTGTGAGCGTGCTTACTTTGCTGCTAAAGCTTCTTTGACTTTTTCAAATAGAGCATCATCAGCAGTTGTTTTAGTAAGCTTTACTGCCTTTCCTATAATCAATAGGCAAATGTCTATAAGTTTTTCACCGAGCTCTGCATCATCAGGTATTTTTGCGACAGCAGAATCGATTACTTTGTATGCCAATGGCATTAAAAAAGAAAACATGATTTGATTCCAATAGTTCTACCTTATATAGGCTATCAGTCGTATTTTTTCTTTCCGTCCTTCATGTATCCAGATCCCTTTTTATCATAGAATCGTACACCTTTAGTTTTAGTTGTTGTATACAACTTGTTCTTTGCTTCCTTTCCCTTATCCATTACGTCCTTGAATTTTTTTCCTTTCGCCATCTTATGCTTTTCTGAAGCTTTAGCAATAAGTTCATTCTTTAAGGATGTAGTCTCGTCTATCATGTTCCTAGTCCACGTCCACTGTCATAGTTTTTCTTTCCACCATAGCGTGCCATAGTTTCAATGTAAGACTTAGAGTCTTTAAACCCTCTCTTCTTAGCATCAGCAGCAGTTTCTTTCTTTTTGTCTGCCATGTCTTTATACTTGTTAGTTCCCACAGTAGACTTAGCACCTTTCACCTTAGGTTTCTGGTTGCTACCCTTTCTCATGATGGCACCTTTACCATACTGAGCAATGATTTTTTTCTTTACTATATCAAGTGCAGAATCCTTTTCTGCTAAGATCGAAGTTTCGTTTTTGCTGCTTTGATTGCTTTCTTGAGAAACTTCTTTCTGACTACCATAGATGTTTTCATTGTTGTTCTCTATATATGCATCTTCTTTCTTTATCCTATGCATCAATTCTTTCTTTTTTGTCACAGGTAGGGAAGTTGTCATAATCTCAGGTGGCATTAATTCTGCTTTAGATTCAGATGTAAGACCTACGTTTGCTACCCTTTGCTTTTTTGCTTTTGGATTAGGTTTTGTAGCACAGCACATCTCACTAAACTTAACAAGTCTAGATACTGTTGCTTTCTTTTCTGGATCATATACTGACACTCTAGGTTCTTTCTTAGTGCCACCTTTAAAATCTTTATGGGTAGAAGCATACTTCTTCTTGCTCATAACCTCATACTTAGTCTCTTCATTCTTAGGCATTTTTGCACCAGACTTATGTCTATGAACACCTGCCTCATCTCTATAAGTTTCTCTTTCCCTTCTTGGTGTTACATAACCTACACCAGGTACTACTCCAGTTTTACCTGCATCTCTTGCTGCGTTTCTAGCTGCTGCTCTTTTTGCTGCTGCCTTTC